CTCCTGTGACAGAGAGCTTGGTTCCATCGTTGGCTACAGCAGTCAGATGGCCGACAGGCCTGGATTCGTCGTGGTCTCGATGCACTGGTCCGACCGGTGCGTCGAGGCCTGCTAGGTCAATCACGACAGGGCCGTTCCACTGGATTGCAAGCTTGGGATGCATCACACCCCCGGTATAGGCGATCCCACTGAAACTGGGCAGCGCGTCGGGGGTGTTAGGATCTGCGGCTTGCAACTCGATGGAGTCGCCACTGGTACGAAGTTCCAAGTTGCGGGCCCGGGTCGATTTGCTCATGGGGACGAAACTACCACGCGGCCCCGAAAATCGGATTTTCCAGAGTTACAAATCAGCCTTGGACCAGTCGGAGTCTGGAATGATCGCATAAGAGGTCATCGCCACTTTTTCCGAATTGCCGATCCACTTCGAAGCGGTTGCCAGTCCGAAGGCGGTGATCAGTTCGGTTTCCCGCGTGGCTCGCATGGAATGCCAAGGCACCGGCCATGGCTCGATTCCAGCTTTGCGAACAACATCTTGGAATCGATTGGTGAGTCCAGAGTGAGACAGGCCCGAGAGAGTTGGCAGCAACTCGACGCCTGGTTCGGGGAGCTCGGCAGTGATCTCACGGAAAAGCGGAATCTCTCGAATCACTCCGCGCTTCGTGTCGTTGATCTTGATACGCTTGGACACGCGGTCGATCGAGGACTCGGAAAAGTCGCGGATCTCGCTGTTGATCCGAAGGCCACCAAATCGAGACAGCACAATCACCAGCCGCAGTTCGGGATCGTCGCAAGCATGGAGGACTCGCTCGATGGTCTCCACCGAAACGAATTGCTTTTCACGCACAGAGATTGTGGTCTTCAGTCGCTTGGCAGGATTGGCAACGATCCACCGATTGTCTTCGCACCAGTAAAAGAAGGCTTTCCAGTCCTTGGCGATCTTTCCCCGGGTGGAAGCACCTTGCTCGAGGGAGTCATAGACGGTGGCAATTTCCTCGGGAGACACGCCATCGATGCGACGGTCTCCGCAAGCATCGGCCAGATGGGCGAGAGAGCGACCGACCGAATCGGCGGTCGATGTGGCGATTAGATCCCGCTTGGCATTTAGGTACTCGTCAATCGCAGTCCGGACAGTACGAATAGATCCAGTAATACACGTGAGCTTGGACTTGATCTCCGGATCCAGTCGATCGAGCCAAAGGGCCGTGGGCCTGGGGATCGGTAGGTCTGCGGTCTGGGCTGCGATGATCTCGTCGACATGGCGTTGAATGGCAACAGCTTCGGGCTCGGTAACTCGGCCCAGCCAGATGGAGCGACGTCCAGCAGTGGTGTAGACTCGGAGGCGATAGCCTTGACGAGTCTTGCTCTCGTGCGTCAGCGAGCTCACGCTGGTTGCTCTTCGTACTCGGCCAACAAATTGTTTATCGTGCGTTCCTTCAGGCCGAGTGATTCGAGGAACACCCGTGCGCGAGATGTGGTCCAGACGCCTTGCTCGATCTTGTTCAGCGTGTCATCGATGGCTCTGGTGTTGCGAGTGAGTTGCAAACGAGACATGTTCGCGAACTCTCCGGTCGGAGCGGGTTGGCTTGCGTCCGGCTCGGCAGCGTCTGTACCTTGGGCCGCAGCTCCGGGCGCACCTTGAGCACTAGGTGCAGCGCCTGCAGGAGCGGGAGGAATGTCGGGATTGACCCAGCCTTCCTCGATGAGCTGCTGCGCGTGAGCCTCTGGATCCAGGTTTTGTTCAATGAGGTACTGTTGACGGGTCTTGAGTCCGGCTCGGATCAGTTCGATGTTGACATCTGCGATTTCCGCAGGGTTGACGTCTCGCTGTGGTGGCCATCGCCAGACCTTGGGAATCTCGTCCATCGGTTCGATCGCTGGCAAGTAGCCGTCCATCATTAGGGCTTCATCGAGCCACCAGCCAAAGATCCGATCCAGGGCTTCGATCTCCCATTGGACTCGTTCGATGGCGTTGGCTTCGTAGTAGGTCTGATGGTCCAGGCGTCCCGAGGAATAGTTGTACGAGCTCGAATCTGCGAGGGCTTTGTTCTTCGGCATGTGGACCGTTCGAGCAATCTCGCCAAGAATGGCGTTGCGAAACTCGGTATAGGTCGTCGTAGGTTGCTTCGGATCAAACTGGACCATCTCCCAGCCTTTGGGCAGGCTTGTCATCAACCCTCGATCGATCTGAACGAAGTCGAACGGGTCAATGTCATCAATCCCATCGGACGCAGAGTCGAAAGCATTGGACTGGGTCTTTAGGATCGCGCTAAAGTCCGCAGCATTTTCCGCAGCAGTGATGACAGCCAGGGTGTAGCGTCTTAGCATCGCGAACAGAGGCAGGGCTGGAGTTAGCTCGGGAATTCCTCGCATCTGGCCAGGTCGCTCGGCGCGGAACAGATGAATGATGTCGTCTGGGTCTACGTCTGTTTTTTCCAAGGCGTGAAGCGGCCAGCGGTCCCCTGGGTGGCCCTTGAGGATGTGATACTTGATCGGATTGCCAAAGTCGTCGAACTCGATTCCGTCGATCTTGTTTGGTAAGCCATCGGCAAAGAACGGCGTGGCGAGTTGGTCGGACTCAATCACCCGAAAGTCCAGTTTGACATCGTTCTTGGATCGCGGGTTGTTTCCCTTGAGCAGGATTGTCTCGCCGTCGATTACCTTGGAGATGCGAGCGGTTCGCAGCTTGCTCGCCAGCCGGACATCCTTGCACCATTTCCGCCATTTCTGCTCGATCATCCGAGAAGCAGACGAATCGGGCAGCATCACCTGGAGACTCGGGCCGGTAGAGATCGTGTCATTGGCCAGGGTCAGGACGATACCTTTGGCGAACGAGTTGTTCTCGAGGCACTCGTAGCGTGATCGCTCTCGGAGTGTCTTGCGCACCGACACCGAGTTGGCAGCAGCAGCGGAGAGATTGTCGGCGAATCGCCAGTGCTTTTGGGATTCTACCGTGTTGGCCGCAGCGTCGTACGAAGCCGACAGCGAGTCGATTCGCTTGGCTCGATCCTGGATCCGGCGAGCAGCGGCCAGAGCTTTGGTGTCGATCGGCTTGCCGTATTGATCGAGCAGCATCATGTTACAAGCTCTTTTGCGGAGGATTCATGAACAGAAAGAAAACCACGGCCCCGCCCAGGATGAGAGTGGCCATCGAATTGAAGACGAGGCCAGCTAGCAGGAGGAACCAGCCAGCCCCAAAAAGCAGATGGCGAGACGAGGCCGTGGTGAGCGCTCGAAGGATTGATGTGATCAGTACGGTGACCCAGCCAGGCATTATTGCCCCCTCGCTGATCCAGGGATCATCCGGGCGAACAAGACTCCGCGTCGTGGCTTCGAGGCGTTCTGGTTGTTCGCCAGTTCCTCACGAGCTTCTCGCATGTCCGCCATGCTGCGATTGGTTACAGTCACACCGTCAGCCGAGACGCTTTGAGGAGCGACTGCGGCATCGGCAATCTGTTGATCAGTGATCTCTGGTGTGGTCATTTGGTCTTCTTGGCGATGGCTTGGAGGGATGCGAGTCGATCGAGAGCTGCGGCGCGTCGCCTATCAGCCTCGTCTTGGCGGATCACCGAGACGATCTCAGAGATCTCGGATTCCAACACTGCATCACGATCAGTCGAGACCGACGAAGGCGACGACAATGCAGCGAAGATCGATGGCTGCAAAGCGGCCTTGGGTTGCCTTTTCGGGTTCCACCAGATGGCAGCGAGCAGCAGGACGACTAACACGATAAGAAGTAAAAACAGGGTCATGAGCGGATCACCTTGAGCGAGACGACGAACAGCAAGACCAAAAAAGCGATGGCACACAACACAGCGAGGATCGCTTCGCCAGGATTCCAGATCCAGTACAGCAGGGACTGAATTGGATCAGGGTTCTTTGGCCTGAGAATTGGAAAAAGCTTTTCTCGATCAGGGTTCAGGAGAGGCACGCGGCCAGGTGGGCAATTACCGTCTGGACAGTTCGAGTCAAACTCTTGGACGCTCGGATCAGGGTTGATTGGATCACTGCGCACAGTCTGCTGCTGAATCTGAGTAGACTCTTTGATGGCTGCGTAGAGTGACGAAGCAGACGCCGGGAGCGATGAGGATCCCGCAACGTAAACGTGTCCGCCACGGGAATCGCTGAACACGATCGCCGGAAATTGCTCGGCTGGGATAACACCAGCCCACCTTGCCTTGTACAGCGGGTTGTCTTTGGTGTACGCCTGGAAATTGACGTTCTTTCGCAGATCCGAAAGCTGCGGATCTTTATTCACCCAGTCCAGGAGTCTTTGCGACGCTTGGTCAGTTCCGACGAAGACAGCCAGCGAATACTTTGCGGCCCAGGGAGTGGATGTCACCGTGACTTGTTGACGAGGCGGCTGCGGCACGGGTGCACTGGCCTGCGTAATTCGCTGGGCGTATTCGACGTTGCGAGTAAACCCAGGCGACCGAACTTGGTCGCAAGGCGGACAGTATGGTTCCTGTCGCTTTACCTCCCGGGCAGCTCGTTCGTCGACGGGGACTGTGTTTAGCGGTGCATTTTTGAGCGTGTCGTAGCTCACTCCGCCGGGGGTGTAGGATTGCTCGGCTGGTTGCTGGATTCCAAGTGATTGCTCGATTCTCGGA